CTTCAAGAACTTTACGGTGAAAACATTACCTCTGGAGACATTCGTGCGTGGTGTGCAATGAATGGTTCTAACTACCAGACTGTAACTAAAAAACTTGATGATTACAAAGTTGGTCGGGGTAAGTGGAACCTGACTGTTCAAGAGAAACTGGAACAAACCTATCAAGCCCCTGCAGCACTTACAGCAATTCCTTCTATCGAACAAAATCTGATCCCAGAAAAAGATGATTCCTTCGTCAAGTTTGGTAACTTTAGTGACATTAAGAAAATTATTCAATCCCGTCTCTTCTACCCTTCATTCATTACGGGTCTATCTGGTAACGGAAAAACGTTCTTGGTTGAACAGGCTTGTGCACAACTCAAGCGAGAATTGATCCGTGTCAACATCACCATCGAAACTGACGAAGATGATCTTATTGGTGGTTTTCGTCTTGTTAATGGTGAAACTGTTTGGCATAATGGTCCAGTCATCGAGGCTCTGGAACGTGGAGCTGTGTTGCTTCTAGACGAGGTTGACCTAGCATCTAACAAAATTCTGTGTCTCCAATCTATTCTTGAAGGTAAGGGTGTTTTCCTCAAGAAGATTGGTAAATTTGTTCAACCCAAAGATGGCTTCAATGTAATTGCGACTGCCAACACTAAGGGTAAGGGTTCTGAAGATGGTAGGTTCATCGGTACCAACGTTCTCAATGAAGCATTCCTTGAACGTTTCTGTGTAACCTTTGAGCAGATGTACCCATCTCCTACCACTGAGCAAAAGATTCTTGAGTCTGACTGTGACGATAAAGAATTCTGTAAGCACCTGGTAGACTGGGCAGACATTATCCGAAAGACATTCTATGATGGCGGTATTGATGAGATCATCTCTACCCGTCGTCTGGTCCACATCGTTCGTGCATATAATATCTTTGGTAGCAAAAGTAAAGCAATTGATGTTTGTACTGCTCGATTTGATGATGAGACCAAATCTGCTTTTCTTGAACTGTACGACAAGGTTGATGCAGACTTTCAAATGATTGACAACAAGGAGGAATCTTGATAAAATGAATGCATGGTCTCTATTGTATGATGAAATGGATGAGCTACCTAAGGATGGGTATGAATATACTCCCCTTTCAACTTCTAATGAATTTAAAATGGATTTGAATTTAACTAATGATAATGGTTTCTGGAAATATGAGGAAGATGTAATCCTCAAAGAAATCCGTGACTATCTTGGTGGTACGTACAAAGCACATTATGCAAACGACAACAAGACTCAAACACTCGACTTGATCGACAGTATTGGTGATTCAGAGGCTTTCTGTCGATCTAATGCTATTAAGTATCTGACAAGGTTTGGTAAAAAAGAAGGAAAATCCAAACTTGACATCCTTAAGGCAATTCATTATTGTATCCTTCTCTATCATTTCTCTGGCATCAACAAGCAACCAAAAGGTAATTATGAAACTTTCTGAATCCACTGTATCTCTCCTGAAGAACTTCTCTTCGATCAATCAGTCTATCTTGTTTAAGGAGGGACAAAAACTCCGAAGTATTTCGGTCATGAAGAACATCCTGGTTGAAGCTAATGTTGCTGAAGAGTTTCCCAAAGACTTTGGTATCTATGATTTGAACCAGTTCCTCAACGGTCTGTCTCTCCATTCCTCTCCTGACCTTGACTTTGATAATGATCAGTATGTTGTGATCAAAGAAGGTCGTTCTCGGTCTAAGTATTTCTTTGCAGATCCTTCTGTGATCGTTGCACCTCCTGAGAAAGAGATTACTCTTCCGACTGAAGATGTTTGTTTCCAACTGACCAGTCAACAACTGGAGAAACTGAAGAAGGCTGCATCTGTCTATCAACTTCCCGATATCTCTGTGATTGGTGAAGCTGGTGTCATTAAGTTGGTTGCTCGTGATAAGAAGAACGATACTTCTAATGACTTCTCTATTGTTGTTGGTGAGACGGATACTGAGTTTGTGTTCAACTTTAAAGAAGAGAATCTCAAGATTGTTCCTGGCAACTATGATGTGGTAGTTTCAGAGAAACTTCTATCTCGCTTCCAGAATCAGAATATCGATGTGACATATTACATCGCTCTGGAACCCGATTCCACTTTCGGCTGATGAGACACATTCTCTTCACTCTGAAGGGTTGTCCTTATGGTCTGTTGGATGATGAGGCTCACATTCGTAATGTTCTTGCTAATGCTGCCTCTCTTTCCGAAAGTACACTTCTTGATGTATCATCCCATAAATTCGACCCACATGGTGTGACTGCCATTGCTCTTCTTGCAGAATCCCATATCTCAATCCACACATGGCCTGAGAATGGTATGGCAGTATGTGACGTGTTTACTTGTGGTGATCATACCAATCCAAGATCTGGTGCAACATACATGTATGAAGCCATGGGTGCAACTGATATAGTATCTGAAATGTTTACGAGACCATTGGAATGAATATTTTTGTTACGAGTTCAGATCCATGGGAGTCTGCCAGAGTTCTTCCCGACAAACACATTGTCAAGATGCCCCTAGAGACCTGTCAGATGCTCTCTATCGTCTGTTCGGAGAAGTGGGGTCATGGGTTCGGAACCATCCCTAAGGCCGATGGAACCCCCTACAGTACCGAGAAAGGTGCCTTCCGTAACCACCCCTGTACCAAGTGGGCAAACGAATTCGTGATGAACTGGCAATGGTTACTTCATCATGGTATCGCCTTATGTGATGAATACAAGATGAGGTATGGTAAAACTCACACCTGTTTTCATTCTCTTCTTGCTGCTCAAGAAATTCTTCCCACTGGCGATCCAACAGGAAGAAGTGGTAAAGAAACAACACCGTTTGTTCGAGCTATGCCAGACGAGTATAAATTTGATACAAATATCTCGACATTTGATGCATACAAGATGTATATTGCATCTAAACCTTGGGTGAAAGATAATTATCTTCGTTTACCCCATCGTAAACCAGAATGGGTATGAAAACAACTATTACTATTGGTGATGATGGTATATTGACTTTCCCTCCAGAACTGATTGAAGTTACTGGATGGAAAGAGGGGGATATGTTAGAATGGACTGACCGTGGAGACGGTTCTTTTGAGTTGAGGAAAATTGATGAGTCGTAATGAATTTGTCTGGGTTGAATCGTATCGACCTCAGACTATTGAAGATTGTATTCTTCCTGATGGAATTAAGAATACTTTCAAACAATTTGTTGAAAAAGGAGAGGTACCAAATCTTCTTTTATCTGGTCCACCTGGATGTGGTAAGACCACAGTTGCTAAAGCACTTTGTCATGAACTTGGAGTAGATTATTATGTCATTAATGGATCCGACGAAGGTCGATTCCTCGATACTGTCAGAAACAATGCGAAGAACTTCGCTTCGACCGTCTCACTTTCGTCAACTGCTAAACACAAAGTCATCATCATTGATGAGGCAGACAATACAACCCCAGATGTACAACTCTGCCTTAGGGCGTTTACAGAGGAATTTATTGGTAACTGTAGATTCATCTTCACCTGTAACTACAAAAACAAAATCATATCCCCACTTCACTCTCGATGTGCAGTTGTTGACTTTACAATCAAAGGAAAAGAACGACAAGAACTTGCTGCCAAGTTCTTCCAGCGTCTCAGGACTATTCTTGAGGCAGAGAGTGTCGAATATGATCCGAAAGTACTTGTCGAATTAATTCAAAAACATTTCCCTGATTGGAGACGAGTTCTTAACGAACTTCAACGGTACTCGGTCAGTGGTAAAATTGACACAGGTATTCTTGCTGCTTTTAGTAATGTAAAAACTGATGAACTATTTAAAAACCTCAAGGATAAAGAATTTGCGAAGGTCAGGAAGTGGGTCGTGGATAATCTTGATAACGATCCTCACGTACTTCTTCGTAGTGTTTACGACTCAGTATATTCACACTTGGATGGTAGTGGGATCGCTGCTGCTGTTCTCATTATTGCTAAGTATCAGTATCAAAGTTCTTTTGTCGCGGACCAAGAAATAAATATGTTGGCTTGTCTAACTGAGATAATGGTAGAATGCAACTTCAAATGAATAAAGTATTTGCAATAATGGCCTTATTGTTTGTTCCAATTCCAGTCTTGGCTGAGAACTATTATCAACCAGGTGGATCACAACAAACTAAATGTTATAAGAGTGTCTATCGTGAGGAGTATGTTCCAGGTACACGTTATAGTCCTGGATATGTGAAAAAGTTTAATGAGAGAGTTGAGGTTCCTTGTAAGAACCAAGTTCGAACACAGCCTTATACTCCTCAGAGTAATGTAGACGATAATTCGTGTATTGAAGGTTCTATCATTGGTGGTATTCTTGGTGGTGCTGCTGGTGGAACTCTAGCAACGAAGAAAAACTGGATCTGGTCAATCCCAACTGGTATAGTTGGTGGTGCCCTTATTGGGTGTCAGGTTGATGGGGGCTAGGAAAATATAATCACTATCGAACAAAATCATGAACGTTAAAGTATTTCGTATGTCCTCTGGTGAGGATGTAGTTGCTGATGTCCTTGAAGATAAAGAGGACAGTATTGTTATCATGAATCCTATTGTTGCATTTAATCAAGGTGATGGTCGTCTTGGTTTTGCACCTTATGCTCCTCTTTTGAAACGTGAAGAGAAGGAACTGGAGATTGATAAGAAATGGATTGTATATATTGCCAATGTCAATGATGAATTGGTAGATCAATATGAAGAGATGTTTTCTCCACTGAAAACTCCCAGTAAAAAATTGATTCTCTGATGAATAATGTTTGGAAGAACTATAAGAAAGTTCTTTGGGAAATGTTTCCTGATATGGAAAACATTTGTGACTGGGCAGATTGGGAAGGTAAGAACTTAAACCTTTCTGCCAAGTTATACAACAATGATTATATTCTCAAGTCCAGAGAAGTTGAGATCTGGAATGAGAAGACCTGTATCTACAACACAATTATCTATCCAAAGACGGGAGTAAATCTTCCTTGCTTTGGTATGGACTTGATGATGTTCTTTCCTAAGAAGGTAGTAATTACTTTTGACTTTCAACATCCAGTAGAGAACTATCGTTTCTCTATTGGTGATCTTCCTAAGTGCAAAGGTGGTATTCGGTTCTTTGAACCAGGAAACCATTTCTCTGATAATCTTTACATTGCAAAATGTACTTCTGAAGAAGTTGATGATCATCTTGATACATTTAAGACATATCTGTCTAAGTACAAAGATATGTTAGAATATAAAAAACCCTCTGGTACGGATACATCTGAATACAGAGATTTTGATAATTATATGACCAAACTCGATCCAGTTGCTGGATATCTCAAAAGTAATTTTGGAGAAGAGAGGTCTGAAAAATTTGTAAAAGAGTTTTTATTTTGTTATGGAACTTAAAGATTGGTTGAATTCACTCAACTTTACAAAGGAGAATCTTATTGAAGAAGATTCAACTCTTGCGAAAGAGTACCCAGCTTATATTATTAATCGTTGTTTTTCTGGTCATCTTGATTGTGTGTTGTTTGCCAATGAAATGAATAAGTATCATTTCTTAGACAAAGACATGCAATATAATTTTTATCTAAATATATTGAGAAAGAGGAAGAGATTCTCTCCTTGGATAAAAAAAGAAAAGGTATCAGATTTAGAGTTTGTTAAACAATACTATGGATATAGTAATGAGAAGGCATCTCAAGTTCTGAAAATACTATCTAATGAACAAATTGAATTCATCAAACAACGACTTGACACTGGTGGTACTAAATGACACAAACTGTTGAACCTCAGGTAAGTTGGTCTCAAGACAAAATGGTTGAGATCCGACTCAATGAACCTGATGATTTTCTTAAGGTAAGAGAAACTCTGACCCGTATTGGTGTAGCTTCTAGAAAAGAAAAGAAGTTATATCAGTCTTGTCATATTCTTCATAAACAAGGCAAGTACTACATTGTACATTTTAAGGAACTGTTTGCCCTAGATGGCAAATACGCTAACCTTACCATCAATGATGTTCAGCGTAGGAATCGTATTACTAAGCTTCTTTCAGATTGGGGACTTATTACGATAATGAATGAGGATTCAATTATTGATATCGCACCTCTGAACCAAATCAAAGTTCTGTCTTATAAAGATAAACAAGACTGGACTCTGGAACAAAAATACAACATTGGTAAGAGAGGAAAGACCGAAGAGGGAGAATAAATAATACGTGTCTTTCGTGCGGCACACTCTACAATCGGAACACCCTATAAAGAGATACGGTTTTTACTGTATCTCTTTTTTTCGTTTTATGATTAAATAGTATTGGACGCCGTAAGGGTCCACACAACACAATCTCGCTTTAAAAAGGAGAAGTCTCATGACACTAGCAAAGTATAATGCTACCAATTTGGATCAGCTAATGGATCGGATTGCAAAGAATTCGATTGGAATGGATGAATACTTCGACAGAGTTTTCAACACATCTGTACATAATTATCCACCTTATAATGTTATTCAGGTAAATAGTACTGAAACAAGACTAGAAAT